TTCAAGGGTGGCGACAAATTCATCCAGCGCCCGGATCTTGATATAGGCGTTTTCCCTCACCTCAAGTTCATTGGGCTGGCTGTTGAGAATGTTGTAAATATACAACTCGCGTTGCGTTTTTACAACATCCGTAAAAAACTCGTCGGTCAGTAAGTTCTGCGCTCTTGCTGCTTTGTCCAATTAACCTCCACCTTCGTATGCTGGAGCTGGCGCGTAAATCGGTTGGCCGTTGGATGTGTAGCCAATGACCGCGTTTTGCGTGTAATCGGTCGGGGTTTCGTTTAACTGGTTGAGGTTGAACTCGCCCGGGGTGAATACCGGAACTGGCGCGACAACCTGATTTGTGCCGAACTGAAACCCCTGCGGTAAGGCAGCTTGCGGGACATATCCTGCTACCCCTGACCTGAATGTCGGGGCGGTTCCAATTGCGGTAAACGACGGCTCAAACCCACGCTCGGAGTAGTACCCGCCAGAAAGCGGTCTGACCAAAGCGTCCGGTGATCTGGTCCACCAGGTTTTGCAGTTGTTTTGCCTGATTTTCCCGTGTGACCACCTGTTGTGGTGTCTGCAATGTCGAGAAGGCAGGAGCGGCATTGAAATCAAACCCACCACGCTCATTGGCTTGCATACCGAACATCTCAGGCGTGTAAACGTATGGCACGCCTTGTGCTTTCGCCATTTCCTGAATGACCGAGACGCCAGGCATCACACCAGAATTGACCTGGTTTAAGAGATTCTGTATCGGCTGGGCGTTTGCCATAGCCTCGCTCAATGTCTTGCCTTGGCCGACTTGGAACCCGTACTTGGGGTCCATAACGACCTGTGCTTGAGGTTTGGAGAACGCGTCGTAGACCTCGGTCATGGACTTTGCGCCCTGCAAGTCACGCACCATCTGGTCGTACTCGGGTTGGGTCAGGGTTCCAGAAGCAAATGAACGGGCAATGGTCTGGGCGGCATTTTGGTCTTGAACGATGTCTTGACCGGCCTGGACCGTGAGTTTGCCGTTTTCAAACCGAATCGTCAGCGGCTGCTGGGTGATCGGGCTGGTGTATTGGATAAAGTCGCCAGCACGGGTCTGAGACAAGTTGATGCCTTCAGAGGTGTATGGATTTACAGTAGCAAACCGACCGCCGTAAGGATCAGACTCAACCGCGGCCATCGTTGCCGAGGTCCGGAATGGGTTGGCAGCACGCAGCGCATCATAGGTCTGCAAGTTGCCCAGTTGGTTGGCAGAAGCGTAGTTCTGGATGACATCTACACCAAAGCCCGTAGAACGGGATAACTGGTCTATCGTCACACCGTCCCGTAACGCCTGGCGAATGGTGTTCTGGTAAGCCACATCCGGGTTATTGGGGTTTGCCCGGAGTTCGTTCTGTAAGAACTCGCTCACCAGCGCATCCTGATAATTGTCAAACTGAAGGACGTTGCGATTGACGTTGCTCAGTCCCAAACCCTCTGCCGTGGTGACAAACTCTTCTTGCGTGGGGTTGCGACCGTAGACCTGACGGAAGGCTGATGTAATGTCTTGAACGTCGTAGTTGTAGCCCTCTAATGACCGTTGGGCCATTTGTGAGCCTTGCTCTTGCGACATACCTCCGGTGAGCATTTTTACCCCGTTCTCGATCTCCGCATTGGTGGGTGCGCGACCCAGTTGGGTAAGGTAGACATCCGTTACCACGGCTTCTTTTGTGGTGTTGCTGGCGGGTAGATTGACGCCCGCATTGGTGGCAAAGGCATAGACATCGCTTGGGTTAAACCCTAAAACGCGACCCATCTGCTCGGCAGATACGCCAGCCCGTGCTGCCTCTTGTGCGATTGCAGCATAGTTGCCCGACAGGTTGTTCTGGGAAATGTAATCTTTAATATCTTGATCGGTAAAGGTTGCCATTTACATTCCTCGTGCGATGTTGAGTCCGACCTTGGTGGCTTCGAGTCGAGCATCGTTGGTGAACTGTTGTTCCTTCATACGCATATCGGCAGCGGCCTTTTCCTGTGCGATCTGGATGTCGGCCATCGCCTTCTGGCGCTTGACCTCGATGTCGGCCTCTGCCTTGGCGATTGTGGCCTGGATCTGGGCTTGCATCTGGGCCATGTATGCCTGGATTGCGGGGTCGGCCTGTTGCTGTTGCGGTGCGGGCTGAGACAGGGCAGCGTCGATCTCCGGTGTGACTTCCTTAAAGAACCGGCTGGAATCCTTGAACCCTGCGGCCTCAATAAACTTGCCTAATGTTGAGCGGTACTGACCCACGGATACCAACGGATTGGCAGGACCGTACTGCTGGATGATCTGCTCCTGCTTCTGGAGAATCATGCCCAGCATCGCCATCTGCTCTTGGCGGTTGCCCGTTCCAAGACCCACGTTGACGCTAACGTCGTATTGGGTATCCCACTCGCGGGGGTCCATAGACACAAACTTGCCACGCAGACGGATCGTCCGGGGCTTGTCTTGGTACTTGCAGAGCAGGTGCAGGATGTTCTTGAAAATGTCCTTGATACCCGTCTCGGCGAAGATTCGGGCGATCAGTTCCATCTTGCCAGCGGCGGCGTTTTGCATGGCCGCAATTGCCGTGGCCGTGGTGTTTTGCAGGATGTTGGGGTCAAGACCCTGAGAAGCATCCGAGACGCCAGTCCGTTTGGCCTGAACGTCGTCCATGTATTGCAGCATCGGAAACGACTGCCCTGCGACTGCTTGGACTGGAAGTTGCTGGATGGCGGCGGGGTTCTTCACACGAACCACCCCACCCGGAGTAACGGTCAGTAAATCGTCTAGGTTGACCTGCCCGTCTACGGCCACGACCCGAGCGTTGTTCGTCAGGTAAAGGTTGTCGAGAATCTGGCGGGTCAACGTGGACTTGATCAATTGCAGGTCCATCGTCCGGTCGGCCAGAGACTGACCAAAGAACTTGTGCGGCAGCGGAATCGGGCAGATGGAGGCAAACGGGAGGTAATCAATCTCCTCGTTTTCCAGGACGTTCTGTCCGGCATAGATTACACGGCGCAGTTCGGCAATGCCGTCCTCGTCGTAGTCCACGCGGATATATGCCTCAAACGTCTCCACCAACTGCATGGAGGGGTCCAGACTATCGTCATCCGGCTGTTCGCCATTGGAGTACCGTGCCACGCGCTCTGGCGTGTAGGTCAGGTCTTCGTAGGATGGCAGGTTGTCAATCGTATCCCGGTCAAATCCCATCGCCACCAACTCAGAGCGGGTCACCAAACGGCGGTGAGCGCAGAAGGGTGAGTCTTTCAGTTCAATGGTTTTCTTGCTGACAATAAACTCTTCAGGCGGGATGTTCTCAATGACAACCCGACCCTTTTTGTCGGTCTTCTTGATCTTTACATCGTAGGCAAAGACCGGAACAGGAACAGACACGCCCGTCATGGGATCAGGCAGTCCGGGGACTTCACCAATCTGCTTCTGGTCTTGGCTGACGACTTCGTACTGTTGGTCTTGCAGGAGGAGGAACAGTTCTTCCTCGGACAGATTCTCATACTTCTCGGTATTGACCTCGGTCTCGTCCTTCCAATAGACCTTGACCGTTCCCGTCTTTGACAGGAGCGAATCCTTGATCATTGTGTGCAGGATGGAGATTCCTGGGTTATCCCGCATAAACACCCAGTTACACATCTGCGTGGCTTGCTCGGCCAGTTCTACGTCTTCCGGGCCATGCGGCTCAAATACCACCACCTCATCGGATGCGGTAAACACACGCATCAGCGCGGGCATAGCACCGTCTACGGCTTCAGCCACCTCGCGGGTAACAATCCGTGACCGGCCATCTACTTCGTTGCCGTACTCGTCGCCGTTGTAATACTCAATGGCTTTGCGGCGGGATTCGGTTGTCTCCGTCTCCAAGTAACCAATGGCATTGTCAATCTCGTTTTCGAGTATGCCTTTTAGGGTTTCTTCATTCATTTACACGATCCATTTGGTATTGGCGTTGATTGGTTTATTCCAGTTGCTCGTTTGGTTCATACCGACCGCAAGGTAGCGGAAGGCGTCAGCCGCGTGGGACGTATAGTCGTGGAGCGGCTTGTCGTAGAACACCTGGCGTTTTTCGTCATATTCCCTGCGGTAGTTTCGCAGACAGTCTAATCCTTGCTTGGCTTTCGGGTGGAACCAACAATTTGGCAGTAGCCTTCTAACTGCTTGGATTCCATCATCGACGCCCAGTCGCGGACAAACTGTGATGGTAAGTCCAAGATCCTGAAGAGTCTCTTTTCGACTCTTACCCGTTCCCAGTTCTCTAACTTCGACATCGTGCGGGAGGATGTGTTCTGCGCTGGCATAGCCGTGGTCCTTAATCCAGTTGACATACCAGGCTAGACCTTGGCCGTGGTTTTCCACATAGTCGATGACCCTGACTTCCTTACCCAAAACTTGCGCGACGAAGATCGCCGTCGAATCACCAACACCCAAATCCCACGCCGTATAGGTTTTAAGTAGATCGTCTCGGGCAAATTCTTGAAACCGTTCAGGAGGGAGTCCCACGATGTGCTGGGCATAGAACGCGCCCTCGACCGGAGAATCAAAATTGCACTCGAATTCTTGGGCGTATTTAGCGTCGCCCATTTCCTTCTTGGCAGCGGCGAGTTCATCCGCAGATAGTATGCCCGTCTCCGATGCCTTGAACTCAAGTAGTTTCCAGCCGGGTTCGATGGCTGCGCGGTCTCGGAAGTCTTTGAAGTGGTTTGCACCCTTTGGGGTTCCTAGAAATAAGGCCCAACCAAGGCGGTCAGCAAGAGCAGGACGAACAATCTCGTTCCATATCTTTGGGTCCTGATTTGCGATCTCATCCAGAATAACGCCATCAAAATACTGGCCCCGAAGACTGTCAGGATTGTCCGAACCGTAAAGTTGTATCCGTCGTCCATAGAAATCGACCTTCAGTTCCGAGATGTTGGCCGTAGTGTCTAGCGGTTGGGTGAACTTTACAAGGTAGTCCCAAGCCACCCGCTTGGCCTGTCCGTAGGTCGGGGCAATATAGGCAAACCTGGGGGCTTCCTTCTCGCACTCGATGGCGCAATGGATCAACTGATTCAGCGCAGCGACCGTCTTTCCCAACCTGCGATGGGCCACCACCACCACAAAGCGGTGATCGCGGACGGCATCGTGAATCTTTCTCTGCTCGTCCCGCGGTTTGTATCCAGTTTCAACCTGGACTTCGGTCATATCCCCGTGACCACCTTGATGGTCAGCGGTCCATTCTCTGCGCCCGTAACCTCAGTCCGAGCCAGTTTGGGGATGTGGTACTCAGCCATCTTTTGCATGATGTCCAGCGCCTTATCCGGGGCTGGCTTGATTCCCATGCTCTCGTCACCATAAGCAACCAGTTGCAACCACTCATCCATCTTCTCGGAGTTGCGCTCTAAGAGGGTAGCGATGGCCTCTCTGACCATTGCGGTGGACTTGTTGGGGCTTCCGAGTGGTCTGCCCTTCCCTGCGTTGGGGGGCAGTCGGCGTTCTGTAACCTGTTCTACTTTACTGTCTTCCATTTCCGAATCCTTCCGGTTGTTCGGGATAACTTTGTTGTTAATTTACCACAAATTCTTTATTTTCTTACCGAGTTGGACCCAGTAATACTCGACGTTCCAACACAGGTCTTTCCAGAGTTTCTTGATCATGGCTGCTCCTTTGACAGCACCACGGATATAGAATCCACGGCGCGTGGGGTTCTTAGTAGTTCTTCCTTATCCATATGTTTGGCAAGTTCCTGGCCGATCTCAGACAGTTCGATTCCCATGCTTTCCATGTAGAACCTGTCTTTCCAGTTCAGATACCAATGCCAGTCTGTGTAATATAAGAATGAGTTCTCGTTAAACGCTCGGACATGGGTGGGGTCTTGCCAGGCTCCCAGGGATAGATCGTAGGGAACGTGGATATACATTTTCCCTTTGTCCGAGAGCAAGTCCTTACAGTTCGTCATCGCTTTTACAAGGTCTGGAATGTGTTCCAAGACATCGTTGGCGATGATCTCGTCGAACATTCCCTTCTGGACGAGAAACTCACCCAGACGAGTAAATATGCGGTTACCCCACGGGACTTGTGTAATGTCCAGTATCCAGTCGGGGTTCTTCTCGGCCTGGATGTCAGCGTTTATACAGTCACGCCGCCAATCCTTGCCGCTTCCTAAGTTCAGAGATAAGGTCATCTACGTTGGGTGAGCAGAGCAGGGGGACCAGTCTAACAATTTCTTCGTCAGGCAGGTTCCACCACGGGTTCTCTAGTAAAGCCTCAATCTGTGCGTCTGTAAAGCGTTTCTTGACTACCCTCGCTGGGTTGCCCGCAACGATGCAGTAGTCAGGAACATCCTTTGTAACCACAGCAGAATTGGCGACGACGGCTCCGTTACCAATTGTCACCCCGGACATAATGGTGGCGTTTGCCCCGATCCAGACGTCGTTTTTGATATTAACGTCGCCTTTAGTAGTGGGATGGCCTTCTAATACCTCCCGGGCCGTATGCCCAAACGGCAACGTTGAAACCCAATCCGTCCGGTGATTCCCGCCCAGAAAGATCTGGACTCCAAATCCGATACTGCAAAAATTACCTACATGGTACTTGGCCCCCTCTCCCCATTGGAAGAACTGGGGGCTGCCGTAACTGTGCCTCACTTACTCTTTCGGCTTGTAGCGGGCTTTGAGCCTTTCACCGAGCGCTTTGAGGTCTTGGAGGTCTTGGCGCGTCTGGGGGACTTTGGCGGCCCATCGACGGAACTGAAGAGCGGCTGGGGTCGGCGCTCCCTTGGCGTCTTTGAGAGGGTGTCCAGCAGACAGGGCTTGGGCTGCTTTTCGGTAGATGAACTTGGCTCTGTCCCATTGGTCACCTGGACTTGCGCCCTTAGTTGACCGGACGGGCTTGCGTACAGAACCGCCTTCACGATTGTATTCAGCCATTTTCTTAGTAGTACGAGCATCGTATGCCTCATATGCTTTGGCGGCCTGGCGTACGGTACGGGCCATTATTTCTTGGCCTGTGCGCCACGCATATTGGCGATCAGGGACGGATACTTGGTCCCGGTGGATTTGGCGAACCGTTTGGCAGCAGCCTTCTGGTTCTTGGACAGTTCCTTTGGCTTACCCAACTTTTTTGGTCGGGATTTCTCCCAGACGTCTTTCATTTCTTCACCCGCTTGGGTAGTTTTTTGAGGCTAGATTGACCCTCTTTCACCATCTTCTTGGCGACGGACTGGGGAACCCCGGTGGCTTTAGCGACCTTGGGGTTAGCGGCGGCTGCAAACATCAGTTTGGCCTGTTGCTTGGATTTGAAAGGCATCAATCTTCTCCGTTTTCCATGTCTGACTCTTCCTCCTCTTCCTTGTCAAATTCCCATGCAGCGCACAGGTTTTTGTCGGAACAGGTGAATTCCCAAACCTCGCAAAAGCCCTGGCCCTTGCCGAGTGTCGGATAGTCGGTGTTGAAATACTCACAGTTTCCACACTTCTGGGTGCGGCTGTCGGACGGTCCGTAAGCGGCTTTCTCGACTGCGATTGCCTTGTTCTCACGGTTGACTGCCTCGTCCGTCATGGCTTCCGGCATCTCCATCTCAGGCTCTAGGAGACCGCCTTCCATCTTTTTGCCGCCTTTGGGCTTACCCAGCAGCCCAATCATAATGACCGGCCCCTTCATTTTTTGGGACCGTATTTACCGGGGGTGGGCTTTTTCTTTTTTCCGTACATTTCTGGACTCCATAAAAGAAGACCCCCAACCTTGTGGGCCGGGGGTCTAAGAGGGGCTTGAAGGAAAGGCGTGAGGAGGACGCACGTTCCCGACGAAAATGATAAGGTGTTTTTTGCAAAAATACAACACTTTTATCAATCTTTTTTTACCCAATAAACCCAGCGCATTTTGGGGCCGTTTCCGCTGGTCTTTTCTCGCTTGTCACGAGATAGGCGTCCCGACCGACAGAGACTTGCCAGGGACCCAGAAACAATCCCTGCCGTGATCTCCAGTTGGTCCTGGATCTCCTTGAGTGTGATCGGCTCCGCAGATGCCAAAACCAGTTCGTAGATTCGATCCGTCGTCCTCATTTTTCCCCCTTCCATATCAAAATTGCCGAGATTATATAAAGTATGGCGGCTAAAACGGCCGCAATTTCTTTTGACACGAAAAGCATCTCCATCTGTTCCTCTTATAAATTTGTGTTGAGCCTTGATCTAAGTTCTTCCAAGTCTGGCAACTGAAACAGCATTTCTTTCCCAAGGCTTTGGTAGCCGCTTGTGAGATTTGGCCTATGGTTGGTTCGAAAGTATTGCTTTCGGTCTTTGACATACGCCCTAACCTTTCCTTCTGATCGCAACGAGTTTATGGCGTTGTCCGCTGTCGTTCTGCTCACCATGAACCTGTCCATTATTTCTTGTCGTGTCACCATCTTTCTCGACAGTATGTAATTCCTGATTTTCTCCACTTACCATCCTTTTATAACGTTCCATTGACTCTTTGAGATCGGTCTTGGCAGCCGGAACGTACTTGAACTGCGACCAGTCGGGGTCGAGGATTCTACCCATGCTCTTCTTCTCCTTCAATCCCTCTGGCCCACTTGTAGATTTCGTGTGCTGAGTTCTCAATCTCCTGACATAGCGCAACGATGGTGTCTCGGTCTGGGTCATAAGATCGCGCCATCTCGTGCTGAAGGCGATTCCCAAGCCGGATAATACGAACTGCGTGATCTGCCTCATACATATTGCCCTCCTATAACATAATTAAAATCATGTAG